CGTCGAGTTTGTTGGGGTCGGTGGCCGCGTCGCGCTGGGTGGCGATGGTGTCGTAAAGGAACTGGCGGACCTTGTTCTCGGTGGCTTTCGCGTAGGCGTTGCGCAGGGCCTTCAGGGCGGTGTTGAGCATGGGCGTGGTCGAGCGTTCGATGGTCTGGCGGCTCAGGGTGGTGTAGCCGCCGTAGGTGCCCACGGTGGTCACCTTCGTGCCGAACGAGACCTTGCCGAACGCGAGCGTGTCGCCTTCCTTGGCCTGCGCCGTGACGCTGGTGGTGTCGGTCTCCACGACGTTGTACTCCATGCTCATGCCGGTGGAGGGCAGGCTGTCGTGGGTGAGGATGCCCATGACCTTGCGGCGCTGTTCGATCAGTCGCAGGTCGTCCGCGATCCAGGTGCTCGTGTTGCCGGTGTCGCCGGTCACGATCAGGTCGCGGCCTTCGCGGTACAGGTTCACGGCCGCTTCGTCGCCGTCCACGAGGGCGCGCAGGTATTCGCCCGCGTTGCGGTATTCGCCGCCCATCGTCTTGCGTTCGGGTGCCGCGCCCTTGGCCAGCGCGGCCTTCATGCCACGCTGTTCCTCCTGGATGCCGTCGAGCATGGCGCGCAGTTCCTCGTCCATGTGGTTCTCCTTCTGGTTGTCGGTTTGGTTGCTTCCGGTTTCGGACATGTTTTCGTGGGCTTGTTCGCGCTGGCCGGTGATGACCGCGCTCGGATACGCGGGTATGCCGGTGACGGCCACCTCGAACAGATCGACCTTGCGTCGATGCACCTCGGTGACGCCGTCGTCGGCTGCCACCTCGCGGTTGTCCACGGGGATGAAGCCGACGCTGAACCCGTCGTAGACGCCTTCGCGCACGAGTTGGATGGCCTCGCGCGCGGCCTGGGTGCCGGCGAGCTTCGCGGTGATGTGCAGTCCGTCCGCCTCGGAGTCCATGCCGGTGACGCGGCCGATGAGCTCGCCGTGCTGGCGGCTGATTTTCACGCTGTCGCGCGAGCCGAAGTCGGTGTCCGGGGCGCACACCTCGGCGTAGTCGCCCCACAGGGCGTACCTGGTGTTGAACGGCACGGCGATGCCGGTCAGGATGCTGCCGTCCCCGTCTTCCGCGTCCCTTACCTGGATGCCGCGCACGTCGAGCGTGCGCCGTTCCATCAGTCCGTCGTTCACTGTTGGTTCTCCTTCACTGGTTCCGGCGTGGATGCCAACGGGGCCAGTCCCCGGTCGGCGCGCACCTCGTCCACGGTCATCCACTGGTGTTCCAAAGCGCTGGCGTAGGCCGCGTACCGTTCGCTGGTGTTCGTGCGGCCGCTCGAATCCCAGTCGAACCGCGCCTCGCGGCCGCGCGGCAGAAGACGGTTGAACAGTTCCTCGATCTCGCCCGCGTAGGCGGCCAGCGTGTAGTCCGCGAACTCGATCCAGCTTTGTTCGATGTTCTGATAGGTCAGGTTGCTGCCATCGACGGCCGCGAGCATGATGGACGCGGGAATGCCCAGAAGCCGCGCGATCTGTGTCGTGTCAAACTTCTGGGTCTCCAGAAACTGCAAATCGGCGGGCTTGAGGTCCAAGGGCACGTATTTCAGGCCATCGGAGACGAAACGCACCTGGCCGGCCTGGCCGTCCTTGCCCCAGTCGTCCTTCAACGCCTTCAACGTGGGAAGGCTGACCTTCTGCTCGGTGGTCACATAGCCCTTGATGTTGCTGGAATCGGTGTAGAACTTGGCCTTGTAGTCGCGGGCCATCTGCGCGGACTCGACCTCTTCGCGGGCCGCGCCGATGGGCCCCAAGCCCCTGAGCCGTCCGGGCACGTTGAGGAACTTGCAGTGCACGATGTCGTCGGGCGTGTAGTCGCGGCCGAGATAGCCGTAGCGCAGGCGCGGGCTCGCGGGGTCGTGGCCGTCGTCGCTGACGGTCACGAGCTGCGGGGGCAGCACCTCGCAGGTCACGATCTCGCCGCCGTATCTCACCAGGCGGATGAAGGCGTTGCCGTCGAGGACCATCGAGGCCACTATGTCGGCGAGGAAGTCACGGCGTGAACGGTTGATGTCGGGGCGCTGGACGAGAGCGCTGACGGTATCGAGCTTGATGCCGTTGCGGGTCTCGTTGATCGGCAGGGCGGGGATGGCTGTCTGCAGCACCTGCACGCCACGGAACACGGTGGACAGGGTGAGCGGGTCGCATTCCGCGCGGCGGGCCGGTGGCAGGATGCCGTCGGGCACGTCGTCGAGCGCGGCCGCGCCACGGGTGACGATGCCGCCCGCGAGCTTGAGCCTGCGCCAGAATCCAAGTCGTTCGTTCATGCCCACAAGAATGGGGCCGAAGGCGGCGGGCCGTCCAGCACCGTGAAGCCAAGCGAAGCCAAGCGAAGCCAAGCAGCGCCATCAGACTATGAACGGCGTGGTCTCCTCGGGCTGGTGGGTCGCTCCCCATGCGGCCAACATGCAGCTTTCGAGCGGCGACGTGAGGCCGGTGGAGCCACGGCGGGTGATGCGCCATGCGTCGCCGCTCCACGTGCGTGCGCTTTTGGCCACGCTCATGTCCAGTTCCATGTCGAGCGCGTGGGTCACGGTGTGGTTCTGCAAGCCGGAAACGTAGGCCTGGCCGACCGCGAGGTAGTCGGCGGCGGAGAGTTCCACGAACCTCACGAGCGGGTCGCCGTAGCTGTCGGTGAGCGATGCGAGCCGGTCGCGCAGGTCGGCGTTGGGGCCGCGCGTGTCCATCACGAGCGGTGCCGCGTAGTAGGTGCACAAACGGGTTATCTCGTCGGGGGCGTTGCCGGTGCCGGCCAGCACCTTGAGCAGTTGGGTGGTGACGGTGCCGTCCTGGTTGACGATGCCGACGCTCACGCTGGTGTTGGTGGCGTCCACGTCCACGGCGGCCGCGAACACGATGGGCCGGCCGTTGAGCTCGGCGGGCCTGACTGGCGCGACGGCGGTGGTCTCCCACAGGTCGGCCGCTATCACCCTGTCGGAGACGCCGGTGTCGCGCCTGTTGCCGAACGCGCGCGCCCAACCGGCCACGTTGTCGCCGAACCCTTCGCGGAAGTCGCGCAACTGGGGCTTGTACCACAGGTAGCCGGCGGCGGGATGGTAGCGCATGACCACGTCCAGGTCCTCGGGGTCGGCGTCCTCGGGTATCCCGAAATCGAACCAGCAGGTGCGTTCGGGCACGTCGCCGGCGCGCAAACCGTCCAGTAGCGGGTTGAAATAGGTGCTGTCGGCGTTGCCCTCGGTCGAGGTTATCCACCGTTGCGCGGCCACCCCTGTGCGCATCAGACGAGTGTTCATGGTCGGTATTATCGCGTCCATGATGGTGTCCCCGGCCTCCTTCGTCAGCGAGAACGCCTCGTCGATGGTGACCTTGTCCATCTGCTTGCCGTGGCCGGCTATCTTGGTCATGGCCATGGGGCTTATCGTGCTGCCGTTCGTGAAGCTCACGCTCATGCCGCCGTTGGAGAACCGGAACTTACGGACCTTCTGCATCAGGCGCGTGCCCTGCATCAGTTCGGCGTACTCCTTGAAATGGTCCTCGGCGTCCTTGCCGGTCTGCGCCGCGTAGGCAATGCGCCGGCGGCGGCCAAGGGATGCGTTGAACGTGTCCGACGAGTCCACCAGCGCCGACTTGCCGCACTGGCGCGGCGTGCTGATCACGACGGTGTCGTAATGGAAGGTGCCGGTGTCTTCGTCGATCTCGCAGGCCACGTCCGCCACGTAGCGTTGCCACGGGATCAGCGGCGTGCCCATCATCGCCGCGATGCCCGCCAATCGCGGCCCCAACGTCCTGCGCGTCTCGTCGCGCCGGGTGCCGCCCCTAATCAGCATCGCCGACACCTCCCGACCACGCGGCCTCCACGTCGTCGTCCGCGACGACCTCGGCGGGATACATGTCGCGAATCTTCCACAGGGCGTCGATGTACTGCGCCATGTTGCGGCTGATTTCACGGCCCGCCCGGTTCTGGCTGTCGATGTTGGCCGCAAGGGAGAGCATGGCCTGGCAAAGACCATCGCGGATGGGGTCGTATTCCGGGTGCGATTCCTCCAAGTCCTTGACGATGCGGCGCGTGGCCTGCTCCTGCGGGCCGATGTTCCGGCCGGTGTCCTCGTCGAATCCTTCGAGCATCATGCGTTGTTTGCTCCAATAATAGAAAAGGTGTATCTTGTGTTTTTGAAGAGCGATACCCGGAAAAACGTTGATATTCCAACGTTTTCCGGCTTTTTTATTCTTGGGTTGGGGGGAGAAAAAACTGGGCGCGGGGTCTTGGTCGAGGCCGGCGAGTTTAAAAAACCGCGTTCACCACTCAGGCCGCGCCGCGACGCTGGCGGCGTCGGAGCGAAGGCCCAAGGCCGTGAGACGGGCCCGTCGGGCGGCCTGCCTTGCATCCACCAGCGCCTGCGAGAGATGCAGCGAGTACCATCGGCGCACCAGCACGCGCTCGTCCTCGGTGACCGCATGGTCCCATGCCTCGGCGTAGTCCACATCCATCACGTGTATGTCGTAGTCCAGTGCCAGCCACTCGTCCAGCATCCGCGGGTGCCGGCGGCTGGACGGGAACGTGCGCACGCACCACACGTCCAACGGTTCCGCGCATGTGGTGAAGCTGCGGTACGCGGCGCTCCATGCCATGCCCACGGCCACGCGCTCGGCGCGCGATTCGGTCTCGGCCACGCCCATCGCGTCGGCCAGATACGAGTAGGCCACCACTGGGTCCGTGCTTCTGCTGTGTTCGGTGATGTAGTCCAGCGCTGTCGCGTCGCAACCCGGCGGGCACACGATTATGTGCATCCTTGCGCCGTAACCGTACAGCACGCGGTCCTGTCGGCTGGCGTTGCAGTGCTTGCAGGCGCGGCGGATGTTGGCCACGGTCGCTTTGCCGCCGTGCGAGTGGGGCACGATGTGGTCGTCCTCCTCGCCCACCACGGTGCATCCCGGCAACCCCAGCCAACAGGTGTTGCCGTATGTGGCGATGACCTCGGCGCGCACGCACGGGTCGATGACCTGCCTTCTGCCCATGGCTATCGCTCCTTCCGTGCGGCGAGCCACATGTCAAGGTCGGCCAGCTCGTACAGGATCGGGGAGTTCGGGGCCTCGCCGCTTCGGAAGTACGCCGGCCCCGTGCCCTGGTCCCGCATCCGCTGCATCGTGCGCCGCGACACATGCAGATACCTTGCGGCCTGGCTGACGGTGAGTTTCACGCGCGGGTTCACAGCAGACCAACCCATGCCTTGAGCGACGTGATCAGGTCGTCGCGGTCGAACCCGTAGTTACCGGCGATGCGAAAAGGCTTGGGCACAATGCCCTCGCTGACCAGCTGCTGCATCGCATGGTCCCCGGTAGGGTCGGCGGTCGGGCTGATACGGTCCAAACGAAGCAGATTGATGACGATGGAACGATCGACAGTAGCGGTACCGGTCGTATCATGTTCTAGCGTCGGCAGATTCCACCGAACCGCGTTCCTCATATCCCGAGCCCTGACCGCCTTGCTGGTCACATGCTCACGGCGGTACTTCTTCTTAATCTTCCTTCGTTCCCTTGTCGGCACGTAATCAACTGCATAACCCATGATGTTCTCCAATCAGCTCGTAGGCGGTTAAGTGGGTAAGTCCTGTAATCGATGGAATCAATGAATTTCGGATGGTGGAAGGTTAGAGCGGGGAACCATAAGGCGGGAAAACAAGAATCAAGAAGGTTCCTGATTCCCGTTCTTCCCGAAGGGTTCCCACATGTGAAGCATTTCGGCATGGAGCCAAGGCCGTCGCATATGGTCAGCGGCGCAAGGCCGCGACGAAGGTCAACGCACGTGCCACCCCACGCATGGGGTCGATGGTGCCGCTTTCGTCCCTGGGAACACGACACGTGGTTTAGCTGCAACCCGCACGCCTCCCCGCTAGGGACGCTTCAACCACCACGCCACACGTGGTGTGTTTGTAACGCGCTGGGCAAGGCGCGGCCGGGTGCTTCATCACGCCTCGCACGCAACCGACGGTCGGCGTGGTCAAAGGCATATTCGGTTATCGACGGCGCAAGCCGTCACAGATCGCCGCCGCGGCCTTGGAGGCCGGCCCAACGCCGCCACGGACCGCCGCCGCGTCTTCGCCGCCGCGTCTTCGCCGCACCGCATCGTCATGAGCCAACGAATCAGTCACGCACGAGCGCAACTGCTCCAACTGCGGGCGGGTCAGCACCACCGCCGCGCGAACATCACCGGAGTCGAACGACACACGGAAGATACCCGGATAGGCCTCGTAATTATCCACGCAGACCCTAGTAGCCGTACCCATACCGACTCCTCTCGTCATCGTCGTCCCACAGCCACCGCCAGAACGCGCACAAACCAACCGCCAGCAGCACCGACGGCAACACAGCCACGACGCACAGGCCACGTAGCACGGTCCTACAGATGGCGCGCATGCTTCGCCTCCCTGATGGCCCTGGCAATCTCACGATTGACCGTCACCAACTCACCCATCGACAACCCATCCACGTCCAACAACTGCCCACGGATGTCCGCGAGGACATGGAAACGATAAGGATTGCCACCATCGGTCACCCTGCAAAACACGTCAAACGTGTCGCTGGTGGACTCAGGCTTCAAATACGGCACGAGACACCTCCGGTTGTAGATTGAACGTCATGAATGGAATTACGAATTGGTTTCAAAACATCGACATGGGTGACCCGAACTGGGTCATGGCGATTTGCGCAATATTGACAATCATCGGTGGGGCGGGCGCGTTCATCGTCAAAAAACTTATTGGCCTCGTTAGCAAAGCGTCCCGGAAGGAAACACCAGCGGAAGGGCCTGCGACGCCAATCACGAATGACGAAATAGACGCCATGTTTCCAGCAACAACGTCGGCGACTCTCAAGCCTCCCATGCCGCCCAAGTTCAGAATCGACATCGACGAAAGCGGGTCGCGCTTCGTCCTTACCAACATCGGAGGCCCTGCGCGTAACATTTCCGTGTTTGCCGAAGCGGTCGAGGGAACCTACACGAACACATGGAACAACTATCTTGGAAGAACCGATAGCGAACCATGGGGGCTGCCCGACGTCCACTTCTTCAACATTGGACTGCCGAAACTGCGAGAGGAGCGTCAACAAGGCGGCACCGCGTTCTTTGACGGACACGTGGAGGACGGGGACGGCAAAGCCCATTACCCCATCAAATTCACCATCGTCTGGGACGGATGCCCTGAACCCGTGGAGATCATTAAAACCATCAACTAACATCCGGGGCCTCCGTAATCCGGCCCGACAGCGCTTCGCCAAGCTCGTCGCGCAACGCTTCGGCCTCGGAACGATCCAGAGGAACAACGAGGTTCCCCACAGAACCGGCACGAGAGAACTCGACGAAGAACACATCAGGGCAATGCGCCAGACGGCTTACATGCACCGACACACGTTCCACGCCAGCCATCACGCCACCTCCAATGGTTTCGTGTAATCGCTGCGGCCGGTCAGATAATCCAGGCTCACATCGAAATAATCGGCAATACGCGATAAATCGCGCAACGTAAATGGCCGCAAACCGTGCATCTTGTTGGAAAGCACTTGTTCGTGCATCCCTATGGACGATGCAAGGTCTCGCTGTTTGACATGATTTTGCCGCAGTAGTCTCCGTACTGCTGACGTAACACTGTCATCACTAACTAAACTCACATGTTAATTCATACAGCTTGATATGCACGTTTGGCAATTCTCGGCGTGTTGCAAAAGTAATCAACTGTGTTTATTATGGAACCATGACAACAACAATGGCAATGCCTGGCACCGCAAATATGGCTGCCGGCGATATAGCGATAACTAATATCAACATGATTATTTCTGTGCGGCGAATCCCGAAGAAAGATGTAGCGGCGGTGCTTGGGAAATTCCCTCAGTCTTTTTCGCGGATGCTTAAACCCGGCTATCCTTGGTCTTTTGCAGATATGGCAAAAGTGTCGGATTATCTCGGCGTGAGCCTTAATGATTTGACTGATCCGAATTTGACGCCTGCAAAGGCATTGGAATATGCAAAAACCGCCGCCCCGGATGATGGGAACGGCGGTCAATCAGTAGCGGGGCATGGATTTGAACCATGGACCTCTGGGTTATGATCCCGAATTGGCCGGTCAGGCGGCCAGAACCATAGCCGGGGCCTTCCATGCCCCGCCACGTAGGCGGAAGTCGTCAACGTTGACGACACGCAAACCTCCATTCCCCA